TTCAACTCCTTTTTAAATCATTTTGTTGACCTTAACAAAAAGGTAGTTTTTAAACATCTACTCCCCATATTTCAAAAGTACCTGTAACTACAGCAGATGCCAAAGTTATTATCACTGATGTTATTGCTTCATTAGTTAATTTGGTAACTGTAGGCATTGATGTCATAGTAGCGGCTGATGTTGAGTTTGGCACGCCATACCACATTGTAGGTTTGTAAAAATAACCCAGTCTTTCTATTTGTAAATTACGTACAATATTAGCGGCACCAGACACTACAGCTAGTTGGTTGTAATATATCCTGTTTGTACTTGCTGTACTATTAAAGTAGACACCCCCATTTGCAGTCGAAGTCGTACCTGTTTGCCAGTTCGACATTACCAAATATAAACCTTTTATTTCAAATGGATTTCCTTCACTGTCAGTATTAATTGTCATAGATGTAATAGGGTTTATTATAGTATCTGCTCTTATAAGTCTCCAGTTTTCTTTATTCACTTTCATGTCAAATAATTCTTTGTGAGCATCTGAAGAGGTTTTATGCTCTTCAAAATCAGTCTCATCTGTTTTGTTTAAATTGAGGTGGTCAAGAGCTGACCAGATAGGCACTAGGTCACTTCTGGCTGCCAACGTCCCCCGTTTATCCTCAAGTCCATTAATTCCTATTTTTACTTGATTTCTTCTAGCTCTTTTAAAGTCCACACCGCCAGATGTATTTTGTGTTACTCCAACCAAATCCAGCAAATCAGCACCAGCAGGGTCAACCTCAATAAATCCAGCCGTTGTTACGGGTTGCCAGCAAGTATTAGCTGTCTGCGTGTTAGATGGTGGACTTGTATAAACAATAAAGATATCCTGTATACATACGCTAAAATGCCCATCATGTATGACAATGTCATTTTTTTTGTACCTATATCCCGATGTCCATATACCTTTATAATGTATATTGTCAACTAACAACGCCCTAATATCTGTATGAGCTGTTGTACTAGCGTTATGCTCTTCTAATTGAGTTGCAGCTTCCTGTAAAACAGCAGTATCTTTCTGAGTTATAGATGTCTTAGAATAAGTGTAATTCTTAGCATCTTGTAAAATCTCAATGTTTTTTTCTTCAATCTCTGGCTTAGTAAAATAATTATCTAAACAAGATTTAACATCTTGAACAATCTTGAGAATATCATAATAAAGTACATCCTTGACTTTACTGACTACATACCCTGTAAGGCTTCTCTTAATCTTTATTTTCTCAAAGTAAGTTAAGTTTGTTAAGAGAGTATCCCCATCTAGTAAGCTAAGAGATAAAGTTATTTTTCCTACATCTAAAAGCATAATTCTCTCAACTAACATTTCAGCTTTTCCATCTGAATAGTTTAACATAGTTTCCACCAGCTGACCAGTGCTTTCATTTCTTGCTTTTAAAATTATGCTGCAATAATCAGGTATAAAGTCTTGAAACTCAAATATAAACAAAGAACTTAAATTATCATTCTGAATCAGGATAATCTGTTCATCTTGCTTTTCATACTCAAAAACATCTCTTTCAAAATCTACAGTAAAATTATATGTTTTTTTATTATTCATACTTATTAATCTTACCTCCTATATTCCTATGTATAGTTTATTATCTATATATTTTGTAGTTTGTACAGTCTTAATCATTTCAAAATATTGTATTATTTTTGCATATGTACATACTCAAGTATTCACACACATTTAATCTTCTGGTGCCTCTGATTTGTATCCCTTAGCTACCCAGAAACACTTACTGGCAGCTCTATCTACTTTCATTCCAACAGCACTATAACTTTTAACCTCAGCATTAGTCTGAATACCTCCCTTAATAGGAGTAACCAAAATAGATATTGGAATATCATCAAAAGGAATATCAAAGATAACATCATTCACAGAAGTTACATTACCCTGTTCAAGTAAACCACTGGGATACCAGATATAATAATGATTTCCAGTTATTTTACTTTTAACAAGACTATTTTCTAATTCTATTTTAAACTCATCTATCTTATTATCTACATAATTCTGTATCTCTGTTTCAACTCGAATAAATCTCTCATCCAGTTCTATTTTAAAAGCATCAAAATCAGAGATGGTTAAATATATACTAGTAGCTTCTACTGTTATATTAATACTTGCAGCATTATCTATTTTGAAAACAGCAGAAAAGTCATAGCTGTAATAACCTTCAGTCTTACCTGGCATGTAATCAGACTGAGTTGCTTTACCATAGGAAAAAAGTATCTCACCAATATCTGGGTCAATAGCATATACTCCGTATTCAGTAAAAGTATAACCTTCATCCAGGTTTGTATTATCTATAACAGTTTGAGCCTTAAATCTGGCATTACCTAAACTAGACACACTTATAATATCCACAGACTGTTTCACTACTGCCATATCAGTAACAGTAGATAGATTTCCTTCAAATATACCAGAACCAGTCTTTATTTTTGTAAAACTTATTACTGCTCCTGCTCCAGCTTTAGAAATTAAGTCAAGACCTTTCACTGTCAATACACTAGTAAATATCATTTTATATATCTAACCTCCTAAATCTATTATTATCTTAGTTACTATATTTGCATATGTACCAATATAACTTTCATTTTCTGTTTCAAAATCATTTAAGTTATAGAGTAACTGACTTCTGGCATTTTTTAATGCAAGTGCCATGTTAATAGCTTCTCCAGCTATATCAGGAGAAGCATCTAGTTTAAATCTGTAACAAGAATTGGTTTCAGTTATAAGAACTTCAGAAAATACATTACCTATAGCAGATTTCATATCTCCCAAAGTACCTCTTTGTCTATGCATAATAAAGGCATTCTTTACAAAAAATCTTTTAGTCTCTATATCCCAGTCTTTATTCCAGTAATCTACATGAAAATCCTTTGCTAGCTCTGTTAATATATCTTCAGATAATTCATTTATTTTGGGAAAGATTAAGACTTCATTAACAGACAAAAACAGTTTCTTTATCTGGTTAGTTATAGCATATGTAAGAGCTTTTATCTTCTTGTCATTTTTTATGGAAGGAGGTAAGATATTCTTTATTTCATCTGAATCTATACTAATCATGCTCTATACCACCATATAGTATATTTGTATTAGATAAAGTAGCTAAGTACCCACCATTTAAAGTCTTAAATACTGGACTTTCCAATTCAACTCTCTTGGCACCAGCAGAGATTATATCTGCAACTAATTTTGAAGGATTTATATCTCTATCTATTTTCTCACATTGCCAAGTTATGTAATTATTTATAGCATTGTTTACTCTGTTTATTATAGTTTGTTCTTTTGTCAAATCAGTACGAGATATATAATATGTCAAACCAATATGAAACATCTCTGGTATAGGTCCCATGACTGTTACATTGTCTGTTAAAGGTCTTACTTTTTCATCATTTACATGATTATAAGTCCGATTTATTTCTTGGTTAGTAGGTTGTCTTGCTCCTTCCATAAGGATATACAAATTGACTTGTCCTGGAGCAGGACTTATAACAGACACATCTTCAATAGCTGGGTTAGAACTTAAGGTATGATACCTATATGCTTCTACTGCTCCAGCAGTTGAAAATCTTTCCATAGAGAGGATTATTCTCTCTCTGTAATGCTCATCATTTTCATAGTCAGCACCACCAGAAACCTTGTCAGTATTAGTAACACTTACAGGAAAGGTCAGATTATCTGCTATATTTACCACAGAACCTATATCATAGGCATTTCCTATCTTTCCTGAAATTGCAGCTATACCTAAGACTTCACATTCCATATCTCCTGCATTTATTTTTCCTGTTTCTGTGGTAATAAAAACAAATCCATCTGAACTAGATACTTTTGTTTCAGATGGAATTATAACTTGGTTTATTTGATTTTCTTTAAGGGTAAACTTTAGTGTAGTTTTAGCTGGTAGAGCAGTAAGTCTGGGTACTCCTCTTAAATCTCCTTGAGCATTTAAGTATTCACCTTCTGCATATGTAAGTAGATTTTGTTTTCCAGTAAAGTCTATTAGAAATCTTAACTGAGTAAACCAGACTGCCTGACAGTTTAAAAATAATCTCATTGGATCAGACAGTCCCAAAGGTTCATTCATTACTTGTTCATAGTCTGCTATTAATTCTTTCAAAGTCTCTTCAGGAGCCTTTTTACCAAAGTTTATTTCCATATATTTTTACCTCTCCTTTCATTTAAATTATTCCATTATTCTAAACTTTCAGCATCTAGCCTTATGACAGGATAAAACCTGCCATATATAGACTGTTCTTTTTCTATGAACTCAATGGATTCTATTTTTATTTCAGGAAAATACTTATTGAGCTTATCATAAAACTGAGATGTAAACAATTGCTTTGCTATGTCAGCTGGTTTATCTATAAAGCTGAAATCTATTCCAAAACCTCTATCTAATGGTACGCTACCAATAGGAGTAGATACCAAAGTTTTAATACCTTGAATTATTTTCTCTCTTTTATCTGGTTTAATTATAATCTCATTTTTATCATTAACAATAACCATCATTCAAGCTCCTTTTGTATTACATTTTGCTTGGCCTTAACTTCTTTTGCATGAGTATCATAGATTACATACTCTTTCAAAGACAAACCAAGACTAGCAGATAAAGTATTTCCCTTGTTATCTATTTTGTTATAGCTTACATCTAAATCAGTAAGTAAAAAATAGCCACTACCTATTAATTCTCCCCCTATAGTCAGCAAATGAGCTTCTTTGTTCTTTAATATATCCAGCCAGCTTTTTATTTCATTATTTATATCTAAACCCATATTTTCATACAGATTTATTTTGAAAGTGAGATCTTCCAGTTCTAAATTAAGAGGTTCAATAGCTGACTTATTGTGTATTATTTCATGAGTTGCATACTTCAGTCCTATTGACCTTGAGAAATCTTCAAAGCTCCTTATTGTTTCAGCAGAAACAGAAAATACCTTATCTCCAAAAGCTCCTATCATTTAAATCTCCTTTATAAGTATAGTAATTGGAATAGTGAACGAAATGCAAAAAATGTATATTTTTTATGTTTTCGTGTGTTTTTCTGCCCAAATCTGTATTTTTCATGAGAAATCTGTTACTTTTTTGCTAAAAAACGCATGTTTAAACGATACTCTTAATTTAATAAAAAAAAAGTAATTACAAGAAAAACTTAATAACTACTAATTTATTTCATTTAATATATTTCACTTTTGCATTTATATTAAATTTAATCACCATGGCGATGGTGATTACTGTTATTTCCACCAGCTAAAATATCTCCACTGGCAGTTACAGAACCTACCACTTCCAAATCACCTTTAAGAGTTATATTCCCAGAAACAACTACATTACCTGTTACATTTATATTATTTGAAAGTATCTGAAGAGTATGACTATTGTAATCATATTTTATAAGTCCACCATCTGGGAAGAGAACAAACCTTGTATCATCTTGATTTAGATTACTAAGGTCTTCATTTCCAGCTATGCTTCCTAGAACATATCCATCTTGCATTTCTTCATCTAATAGACATAAGACTTGTTCACCTACTTCTAAGCAAGAAAAATCCTTTATTCCTTGAGTGTTTCTCTGCAGAACTGCCATGTCTGCAATAACCATATCATCTAAGTCATAGAAACAAATATCTGCTCTCAATTCCTTTACATTAAAAGATTTTACTATACCTAGGTGCATCACTGAGTAATTTAGCATGTTAGTACATCCTTGATTTATTGATTGATTGCTATTAATTTCAATGTGATATAGTGTTCCTTACAATTATTAAATATATTTCATAAAAACTAGATAATATTACAACAAAATTACTTACAAAAATAGCACCCATAAATTAATATGAGTGCTTTTGTGATTTCAAATTGCCAAAACTTATTTAGGTATAATACCTAATTTGTAACCTAAAGGATCTAGCAATTCATTTAATGTATCTATTCTAGGAGTATTAACAAGACCTTCTAATTTTGCTATAGTAGATTGGGTCATACCTGTTTTTTCTGCCAGTTCTTTTTGAGTTACACCTTGTTCGTTTCTGAGTTTAATAAGAGTGCTTATAAGTTCAACCCTAGCTTCTATTCTTTTGCGTTGTTCATCAGTCAATATATCAGAATAATATACTTCATCCCAGCTTACACTGCGAGGGGTACTTTTTCTAGTTTCCATATTATTCACCTCTTTCTAAATAATCGTTCATATATTTTATTGCTCTATCTATTTCTTTTTGAGGAGTTTTTTGAGTTTTCTTTACAAACCCATTGAGTAATACAAAGTTTCCATCTCTAAAACAAAAGAATAAGATTCTATTGTTACGAGGTCTTAGTTCCCATATATCTGTATTAGTAAGTTTTTTAATATGAGGCTCTCTTAAAGTAAGTCCATATTCTCTAAGATACTTTATATA